AGAACTATTCCACAACATTGTTGTTGGAAAGAGCCGTGAACTTTATAATGATCTAATTGCTGAAGAAATGTCAGATGAAATGGATGAAAACTATGACCATGACATGGACGAAGCAGGCAGCATGGATCAAACTGATGACATGATGCATGACATTGAAGCTGACCATGAAGGTATGGGTCATGATGATGATGGCATGGATATGGATATGGGCGACAATGACGACATGGACATGGACACCGATGGTGATATGGACATGGGTCATGAAGAAGGCGAAGGTGGCATGGAAGACCGTGTTATGGACCTTGAAGATGCACTTGACGAACTCAAGGCTGAGTTTGAAAAGCTAATGGCTGATGAAAAAGATGAGCCAGAACATCATGATGGCTCACACGATCCAGATTTTGCAGAAGAAGGTGTTGTTCGTGAATACGTAGAAAAGGTTGCAAACCCAGGCAATAGCGAAGGCATGCCAGTTGGTGCAGTTAATAGCTACAAGTCTTCAACTCAGAAGAAGAGCGTAGTTGCTAGCAAGAACGACATGGGCGGCACTGCAAAGAACATCGCACAGAAATCTTCAAACGAAGACCCAGATGGCAAGGCTTATAAAGGTCCAAGCAATGAATATAGCAAGGGCGAAGGCAAGCTAAAAGGCGCAGGCAATTTTGAAAACGTACCAGGTGCAAACGCTGGTAAGGCTTTCTCAAATGCTAAGAAGCCACAAAGCGCAGAAGGCAAGTTCGCTACAGGCGGCGGTCCAAACGTTAATAAGAAAGACGTTTTACCTCGCTAATAAGGAAAGAAAATGAATAATTTGCTAGTAGAGCATCTCAGTTACGATCAGGCTATGATGGAAATGACTCATTCAGATGAAGGTAAAAACCTTTATCTGAAGGGTATTTGTATCCAAGGTGGCGTTAAGAACGCTAACCAACGTGTATATCCTATCAATGAAATCAATCGTGCTATTGAAACGTTAAACAAGCAAATTAAAACAGGTTATAGTGTGTTGGGTGAAGTAGATCACCCAACCAACCTACGTATCAATCTTGACCGTGTAAGTCACATGATTACAGAAATGTGGTTAGATGGACCAAATGGTTTTGGAAAGATGAAGATTTTGCCCACCCCAATGGGTAATTTAGTTCGCACCATGTTAGAAAGTGGTGTTAAACTAGGAGTAAGCAGTCGTGGATCAGGTAATGTTAATGAACATGACGGCGCAGTAAGCGATTTTGATATCGTTACTGTCGATATTGTAGCACAACCCAGCGCACCTAATGCCTACCCAACTGCAGTCTATGAAGGACTGATGAATATGAATGGTGGGCAACGTATTCTGGATATGGCTAAAGATTTAAATAAAGATCAACGAGTTCAGAAATACTTACAGGAATCAGTCCGTAAGTTTATTGCTGAATTAAAGATATAAGTTCAGGAGAAATTAATGTTCGAAGCTCTAAAACCATTACTAGAAAGCGGACTTCTGAATGAAGACACTCGTAAGACTCTAGAAGAAGCATGGAATGCTAAGCTAGATGAAGCACGTGGTGAAATTCGTGCAGAAATTCGTGAAGAAATGGCAGGTCGCTATGCACATGACCGTGCTGTTATGGTAGAGGCTCTGGACAAGATGGTTAATGAATCACTAACTGCTGAAGTTCGCAAGATTGCAGCAGAACGTGAATTAGTTAGCGAAGATCGTGTAAAATTTACACAGCAAATGATCAACAAGGCTAAGAATTTCGATTCTTATTTAAGTGAATCACTAGCTAGTGAAGTTAGCGAACTACGCAATGACCGTATCAATATGCAAAAGAATATTGCAAAGTTAGAAGCATTTGTTGCAGAAAATTTGAAAGCAGAAATTGCTGAGTTCGCACAGGACAAAGCAGACTTAGCTCGCACTAAGGTTGCAGTTGTTACAGAAGGTCGCAAGAAACTAGAAAGTCTTCGTGACTCATTTGTAAAGAAGGCAAGTGCGCTTGTAGAAAGCACAGTTACAAATCATCTACGTTCAGAATTAACTCAACTTAAAACTGATATTCAAGAAGCAAAAGAAAACAACTTCGGTCGCAAGATTTTCGAAGCTTTTGCAACTGAATTCGGTGCAAGCTATCTTAACGAACGTGCTGATATTAACAAGCTAACTAAGAAGATGAATGAAATGATGAATCAACTTAGCGAAGCGCGTGAGCAATCAGAACGTGCAATGACTGAAGTTAAGAAGAAAAATGATGAAATACGCCGCATCAACGAAAGTATCGAAAGAAAAGGCAAAATCAACGATTTGCTTGGTCCGCTAAGCAAAGAAAAAGCCGCTGTGATGTCAACACTGCTGGAATCAGTCCCAACAGATAAATTAGACGCAGCATTTAAAAAGTATCTCAATCCAGTTATGGAAGGTACTGTATCAAGTCCTGTTAAAAAGGAAATGATTGCAGAAAACCGTAAAGAAGTAACTGGTGATCGTACTGTTAAAGCAGATCAGAGTTCAAACAACATTGTTGAAATGAAGCGTCTGGCTGGACTAATAAGAAACTAATTAATTGGAGAAGACCCTATGACACAAGAACTAATTGAAGGACGTTGGGACGAAACCAAAGCAGCCCTATTGGAAGGCTTAAGCGGTAATCGTCGTACTACAATGTCAATGGTATTGGAAAATACCAAGAAGTACCTAGCAGAAAATGCAACTGCTGGTGGTACTGCAAGCGGTAACGTAGCAACACTTAATCGTGTTATTCTACCTGTTATCCGTCGTGTTATGCCTACTGTTATTGCCAACGAAATCGTTGGTGTTCAGCCTATGACTGGACCAGTTGCGCAGATTCACACTCTACGTGTTCGCTATGCAGATAGCTTCACAAGCAATGGTACTGGACAGTTTGGTACCAATGCAAACATCAATGACGAAGCACTTTCACCATTCAAGATTGCATCTGGTTATTCAGGCGCTCCATCAGGCGTTAATAGCGCAGACGGTCGTGCTGGTTTCACTGCTGCACTTGAAGGCACACCAGGTCGTCGTTTGAACGTTCAGATTCTAAAGCAACCTGTTGAAGCTAAGACTCGTAAGTTATCAGCACGTTGGACTTTTGAAGCTGCTCAAGACGCTCAAGCAATGCATGGTCTAGATATCGAAGCTGAAATTATGGCAGCTTTGGCACAAGAAATCACTGCTGAAATCGATCAAGAAATCCTTTACAGCCTACGTGCTCTTGCTGCAAGTGAATTTACTTTCAACCAAGCTACTGTAAGTGGTACTGCAACATTCGTTGGTGACGAACACGCTGCTCTAGCAGTTCTAATTAACCGTGCTGCTAACCTAATTGCACAACGTACTCGTCGTGGTGCAGGTAACTGGGCTGTTGTTTCAAGTGCTGCATTGACTGTTCTACAGTCTGCAACTACTTCAGCATTCGCTCGTACTACTGAAGGTGCTTTTGAAGCCCCAACAAACACTAAGTTCGTTGGTACTCTAAACGGCGCAATGCGTATCTATGTAGATAGCTATGCAACTGATACCATCCCAGTACTAGTTGGTTATAAGGGTACAAGCGAAGCAGATGCTGCTGCGTTCTATTGCCCATACATCCCTCTAATGTCAAGTGGTGTTATCCTTGATCCATCAACATTCGAACCAGTTGTTGGCTTCATGACTCGTTATGGTTACATTGAATTGACTAACGTAGCATCCAGCTTCGGTAACGCTGCTGACTACCTAAGTGAAATCGCAGTAAGCAACCTTTCATTCCAATAATATTGGTTTTGATTACAAAAAAGAAAAAGCCCCTAAAAAGGGGCTTTTTTATTGTCTTAATTTTTTATTAAAAAATTAACGACGAATATATCCAGCAGCAATATTAGGAATGTCGCAACGTGAAACACCAATATCTGCAAGATCACGATTAGTTAGGTTACTTAATTCGATTACTGTGCGACGGTAACGATTGCGTTCAGCCAGTTTTTTTGATATGTAATTTAATAGGTTCTGCATATTTTTTCTCCACTTGTTATGCATTTTACGCACATATTTATTGCAGTGCAATATAAATTTAACTGCATTATATACTTCTCTGGTATGCGTTAAAACATAGGTATGCAATCATTCAAATTATGGTAAATATAAGATATTAGGATATAAGCATGGTTCTGCGTCGTTATTTTGGTAAGATAAGCCCTCTTCAAATTGGTAATCTTGTTGGTCATGAAGGTGAATTTGTCATCGATGAATCAACAAATTACGTATATGTTATGGATGGTGTAACGCCTGGTGGGCAAAGAATACTTTATACCAATGTTAATGCTGCAGTTAGTAACATCTATGCCAATGTAAATCCAAGTGTTAATAATTATTTTACTTTAGGTAATGTATCTAACGTTTGGGCTAATGCTTTTATTAGTAACATTAACAGTTATAATATCGCTCTGACTAATAATTTTACTATTGGTAATATTCAAATGTTTTACCAATCTAATAATAATAAACTAGCTATTAATGGTGATACTAACATTTATGGAAATTTAAATGTTTCAGGTAGCGAAATTGCAGCAAATTCTACAGTAACAAGTTATAGTAAATCTACTAATTTTATTAATACTGCTGCGCCTGGATATAATAACGGATTTTCATTCAGCAATGGCACATATGGCGACAGTGGTATATTTCATACTCTTAGCAATTCTAATGTAATTCAAGTTTATTTGGCTGCAAATGGAAAACCATTCGTATCAGCAAGTGGCGATGGAAATGGATCAGTTGGTTTTACCAATACTATTGTAAATGGCAATTTAACTATTTCTGGTTTTTCTCCATATACAACTCAAATTGGTTTTGCCCCAACATTTGTCCCATCAAATTCTAAACTTACATATGCAGACCAACAAAATACATACATTCAATTTTTACTACAAAATAAAAGTAGCGGAAATAGTGCAAGTACTGATATAGTATTAACATCAGACAATGGAACTGATACTACCCACTATATTGATTTAGGTATAAACAGTAGTACATTTAATGGTGGTGGTGGATTAGATGGACCCGATGACGGCTATCTACTTGTAGAAGGTGGAAAACTTCTTATTGCTACTATTGACCAACCAAATGATATAGTATTTGCTGTTGGTGGCGATGCCCCAAGCAATGAAATTGGTCGTTTTAAGTATGGTAATGGTTTCTCTGTAAATGGTAATCTAACAGTAACTGGTAACTTAAATGTAACTGGTAACATTGTAACTACAAATTATGAAACTATTTCT